AGAAACGGGGGAAATCGCTGTCAATAAACGAAATGCTATTCACTATGAAAATATCAGTATCGCTCTAGCGCAGAGTATTGCCAACAGCGGTCAAGGTTTTATCTATGAAATGGCGTTTGGTAACGGTGGAACAGCAGTTGACCCAACTGGTATTATTACATACTTAACACCAAATAGTTCTGGATCTAATGCCAGTCTTTACAATCAGACCTATGCTAAAGTTGTTGACGATCGTTCAAGTAACAATAGCGATCCAACACGTAACTACATAGAAACACGTCACGTAACTGGTACTAACTATACTGACGTATTTGTTACCTGTCTGTTAGACTACGGCGAGCCTAGTGGACAAAGTGCATTTGACAACACTAACGACAATCAAAGCGAATTTGTTTTTGATGAACTAGGTCTAAAGAGTTATAGTACTACAGGTAACAGTCTGTTGTTAACTCATGTAATTTTCCATCCTGTGCAAAAATCTCTTAACAGATTAATTCAAATTGATTATACTGTTCGTGTTCAGAGTTTAACTGGTCTAGCAGGAGTATAATATGAGTTATCAAGTTCGTTTTTCTGAATTAAATAACCCACAAAAGAATACTATAGTTGTTGAAGATCAAACTCTCAACACTGAAACTAGTTTAACATTTGTTGGAAAAAACTATGCAGGTTATGCACAGTTTGTAGCAGAAAATTTTTTACACCTGTTAGAAAATTTTGCTCGTGCAGTTGCACCAACAAATCCCGTACAAGGTCAACTATGGTTTGACAATACTCCTGGTGTTAATCAATTAAAAGTTTTTGATGGTACAACTTGGACTGCGGCTGGTTCAGTTAAGAAAGCCACAGTTGCTCCTACAGTATCAAACAGTATTAAAGGTGACCTTTGGGTAGACACTGACAACCAACAGCTATACATGTTCTCTGGTTCTAACTGGGTTTTAATTGGACCACAGTTTAGCGGAGGCCTTAAAACAGGTCCTAACGTTGAGAGTATAGTAGACACATCTAATAATGTACACGGAGTCATCAGTCTTTATTCAGACGGTGACCTAATTGCTATTATCAGTAACACCAGTTTTGCTCCTAAGAGCGCAATTACTGGATTTGAAGTTATTGGAAAAGGCCTAAACATCAGTTCAGTTGATGTTTCAAATACAACATCTCCGATGAAGATGTGGGGTGTTGCTAGTAAGGCAGATGCTCTAGTAGTAAACAATGCAGTTGTACCGTCAACTAGTTTCTTGAGATCAGACCAAGTTAGTACTACTAACTATGGACTAAATGTTCGTTCTAACAGCGGTATAAGTTTAGGCGGTGACCTAAGTTTTAACATTGGTACTGATGTTAACAGCGCAGTTCTTTATTCAAAGACTAGCAACTCAGTTATTGATTTTAAACTAACACTGGCCAGTGGCGATCCTAAAACGGTGGTGCGTATTAACAGTACAGAAAACATTACCAACGTTGGTGTTAACAAGACTAATCCAAACGAAAGTCTTGACGTATCTGGTAAGATTAGAACTGACGAAGCAGTTGTTGTAACTGGTACAGGTAATGCAAGTATCACAACAGAAGGTGGCCTAGTTGTCGCAGGTTCAAGTAACCTAAAAGGGCAAATTACTAACGAAGCTCCACTGTTAATTAATTACTTAGACTCAAACGGTAATCCAAGGTCAGACAATCCTGTGATTGCACCTAGTTCAACAGTTGCACACATGAAGTATGACATTGGAACTCCAACAAAGGCATTTAGAAATATCTATGCTGAAACATTTGTTGGTAATTTTAGTGGTACCTTTAGTGGATCACTAACTGGTAATATTTCAGGAACTGCGGCAAGACTAGCCAGTTCTACATTATTTCAATTAGTGGGCGACGTTACCAGTAACCAAATTAACTTTAACGGACAAACTGCTGACGGAACAGCAACATTCCAAACAGTTATAGGTCAAGATATGATTGGTGCAAGACCTGAAGTTGGGTCAGCATTCCAAACAGATCAATTATTACTGTTAAGACCCAACGTTGGTCTAAGAAAGATCAGTAAACAGACCTTGTTTGCTTCAGCGGCAACAGTACCTACTGGTTCAATTCTTCCATTTGCTGGACAATCAGCTCCAGCGGGTTATCTATTATGTGACGGTAGTGAGGTACGTATTTCAGAATTTCCTGCATTATTTGCAGTTATTGGTTATGCATTTAAAGATGTTAGCCTACTGCAAGGTGCTTCAACATTTGCACTACCAGATTTAAGAGGACGTTTTCCTTTGGGCCGTGATAACATGGACAATGGCAGAACTATTCCTAGTAAAGACAACAGCACTATTCTTATCGATGCCGGCGGCGGCATAGCTGATAGAGTAACTGACACTACAGCAGACATTGTCGGTGCTGGCTCTGGAAACGAACAACGCTCGTTATCTGTTAATAACATTCCAGATCACGAACATGACTTTAGAGGTACGCGAGGTGACGGCTCAGTTGGTAACCAATACTATGCTGTAAGAAACGTTCCTGGTGCACCAGTTGATAATGGTATTCCTGCACAGGGTGCTACTGGATCTAACGGTTCAGCACAGGCATTGGCTTCAAGTGGTGGTATTTTAACAGACGATTTAGCAGTGAAAGATCTTGCTACTCCGTTTAATACTATGAACCCATACCTAACGATCAACTATATTATCTATACTGGTATATTATAATGAGTTATATTATTAATAAAACTGATGGGACAGTATTAACTGAGGTTGTAGATGGTACAATTGATCAGACATCTACTGACCTTACACTGGTAGGCAAAAATTCTAGTAGTTACGGAGAATTCCTTAACGAAAATTTTATAAAAATATTAGAGTCATTTGCCAACACTAGTCCTCCAAGCAATCCAATTACAGGCCAATTGTGGTATGATACTACTGAAGGTCGATTAAAAGTTTATGATGGCAATGGTTTTAGAGTGTCAGGCGGTACTATTGTCAGCAACAAAGTACCTAGTAACCTAGTACAAGGTGATATATGGATCGACAGTTATAGAAAACAGTTGTTTTTCTATGATGGCACACAGTTAACACTATCTGGTCCACCTTACACCGATCAACAAGGACTTACTGGCCTAACGATTGAGTCAGTTTTAGATACTAATCAGATTAGCCATACTGTTGCCTTAATGTATGTTAATCAAACATTAATGGGCATATGGAGTAAGGATCAATTTACACCGGCAAGTCCTATTGCAGGTGCAGTTCCGGGTGCAATTTATAGAGGATTTAACTCTAGTGCTCTAACAGGACTAGAGTTTAGAGGTACAATAACCAAGGCAAGGGGGCTTATCGCTGCCAACGGATCAGTAAAAACTCCAGAAGATTTTGTTTCTGTAACCGATCCTGAGACTGTTTTTCAAGGACAAGTCTACATCAATAACGAAGTGCCCTTGACGCTTGGCCCAGGCCCGTCAACTGAATTAAGGGTAACCAACAGTTTATTTGCAGTTACTCCTCTACAAAGCGGACAAGAAGTTGTATTAAGAGTTAAAAACTCTACAGGTATTAAATCAGCAGTACACGTTAAAGCAACTACAGAACGAGTTGGTATTTTTACACCAGCACCCGAAGCTACACTAGATGTTAACGGTGATACAATTATTAGAGGCAATTTAACAGTACAGGGTACATCAACTACTCTTGAAACTACCAATATTACTCTAGAAGACAAGACAATTGAACTGTCTAAAACTGCCTTGCCAACAGATGTACTCTGCGACGAAGGCGGTATTGTACTAAAAGGTACCACTGACCACACAATTTTATGGTTTAGAGATCCATTAAATGCCGCAGACAGCAATTGGACTTTTAGTGAAAATATCAGTTTAACAACAGGTAAAAAGTTTAAGATTAATAATATTGATGTGTTATCGTCAGATACACTAGGAAATACTGTTGCTAATGCACTAGGATTAAGAAGAATTGGTAATCTTGAAGATCTTAGTGTTGACAATCTATTATTAAACAACAACACTATTAGTTCGACCAATACTAACGGAAATATTGTTATAAGTCCTAATGGTATTGGTATTGTAGATGTTGATAATTCTAGAATTTCTAATATATTAGATCCAGTTGATCCTAAAGATGCTGTAAATTTAAGTTATTTAGAAAACGCCATTCAAGTTTTACCTAAGGGATTTGCCTTAGATATTACAGGACTAAGTCAAATAGAAGGCACTCTAAGAACACAGATTGCTAAAATTTTAACAGATGTATTTCCAATTTCAGTAAGCCCTAACGGAACAATATGTAGAGTTTACTGTACAAGACAAGAGATCAGCTTTCCTGCACTATCTATACCTATTTCTGAAACAGTAGGTGCTCCGGGGCTAGTAAAAACTACTACTAGTGCTTTAGGAGAAAGAGATACAGGAACACTAGTTACAGCACCTTCTAGTCCCGGCGGAGAAGCAGTTATTTACGGCGTAGTACCTGGATCAGAAGTGTCAGTATTAGAAGATTTAGATACAAATCCGTTTAATACTGGGGCTGCAACTATAACATATACTAGAATTGTAAAGATTTTTGAAGTCGTTAGCGGAGCGTGGACATGGAATTCGGATGCGGCAGCAACACCATTATAACGATAAATAATAGGAACGAGGAATAAACGAGATGGCTTATACCATAAACAAATATGACGGATCGCAAGTTACTGTAATTGCGGACGGTACCATCGACAATACTTTAGATATTAAATTAATTGGTAAAAATTATGCTGGTTATGGTGAAGTCCAGAACGAAAACCTAGTATTTTTACTAGAGAATTTTGCCAATACTACACAACCATCAAAGCCAATACGTGGTCAAATTTGGTTTGATAGCGGTACTAGAAAGCTAAAGTTTTACGATGGAACTAAGTTTCGTACTACAGGCGGCGCAGAAATTTCAGCAACAGCACCGACTGGCTTGACAACTGGTGATTTTTGGTACGATACATCAAATGATCAACTGTATGCCTGGAACGGTGTTGAATTTGTTCTAATTGGCCCACAAGGTGTAGCAGGATCTGGCACTACGCAGATGTTATCACGTAGTGTGCTAGATGATCAAAGTATTGGTCATGCTATCATCGAAGCTATTGTTAATGACAAAACAGCTTTTATTATTAGTAAAGATGCATTTACTCTATCAAGTATCAATCCTATTACAGGATTTACTTCGATTAAGAAAGGTCTAACACTGGCATACAGCCCAACTGGCGTAACTGCAACAGACGATAGATTCTGGGGCACTGCAACCGACTCAGATAGACTAGGCGGATTTGCTGCCGCAGACTATGTACGTTCAGGCGAAGCTAATTTTAGTACTCTAGTAAGATTTAGTGACCTTGGCTATACTGTTGGTAATAACAATAACTTAAAAGTTTTTATTGAAAGTTCTACAGATCCTATCATCCAAAACCAAGTTGGTGATAAGATTATTTTTAGAACAACTGTTGCTGGTGTAACTCGAACTCCTTTAAGAATTGTAGGCAATGACCTAGTTCCGGGAACTGATAACGGCAGCGATATTGGTTCAAATACTTTTAAATTTAGAACAATTTATGCTAATACCTTTAACGGTCTAGCATCACAGGCAGCTACTTTAGATGTAGCTGGATCTTATAGAACTGCTTCTAGTGCCGCAACCCCTAATTCAATTGCAGCCAGAGACGGTTCAGGTAATTTATATGCAACACTATTCCAAGGTGAAGCTTCGACAGCACGTTGGGCTGACTTGGCAGAAAAATACCTAGCTGATGCAGAGTATGAAATTGGCACTGTAGTTGCTGTAGGCGGTGAAGCCGAAGTTACTGCCAGTAAGTATGGTGATAAAGCAATTGGTGTAGTTAGTGGTAATCCTGCTTTCATGATGAACAGTCAACTAGAAGGTGGTACTTATATCGCTCTTAAAGGACGAGTTCCAGTAAAAGTTGTCGGTGCTGTTCGTAAAGGTCAACGTTTAGTTGCAGCCAATGACGGTACAGCAGTTGCGGCAGTTCCACATGCAAATGATGTATTTGGAGTTGCACTTGAATCAAGTGACGATACTGGAATTAAGTTAATCGAAGCAGTGATACTATAAGGAATTAATTATGCCAGGCGTAGGTTCAAGAGTTAGGGCAGCTGATTATAACGCAATTCAAGGTAAGATTGCGTTAGTATTAGGCAACGGTACAGGAAATTATGGATACGGTCAAAGTTTGACCAGTTCTCAAGTTGCCGTTGGTGACTTAATTCGCGCGGTGCAATGGAATCAATTAAGAACAGACTTACTAAAGGCTCGTCAACACCAAACAGGCGTAGATGAAACTAGTAACTTGACCTTAGCATCAACTAGTAGCATTATTAGCGAAGCACTAAGAGCTCAATACGACAACATGGCCGACACAGTAACGGCCAATAGACTAGCAGTGGCTAGTAATCAAGGTACATTAGAAAACGTAGTTTCACCTTATTCTAGAACTAGCGCATGGAACGGCACTTTAACACATACTTGTACAATTACATTTGCCAGTTACGATGCTGCCAGACACTTTTTTAATGCTGGCGGCAATTTTCAGATTAGCGCAAGTCGAACAGGTGGTAACTCTGGTTCAAAGAACAATACTTGGACATTGATGCTAAGCCAGATGGGCACAATCACTATGAACTATACTACAACAGTATGCGGTGATCCTAGCTCAACTGCTACTACGTATCCAATTGGATTCTATAGTTTAACCAATAGTAATCAACTTATTTTCCGTAAATCAGCACCAGCAGGCGCTTATGCAGAAAATGATTACTTTATCTATGCTAGACTAGACGGCAGCAGTGTTGTTTTCAGTATAGTATTTGAAGACGAAGACGCAGGTGACTTGAATAACCCAAGCCCAGGATTTCCTCCAGGCCCAGTGCAAGACGAGGATGTTGATGGTACATTGACTAGTACAATTCAAATGTTCCGTCCGTCTGGATCTAACGTGTCTGTATCAGGACCATCTGGATCTCAGTCAGGATTCTAAACTCCCTTAAAAAATCTAGATAATTACTTGAGCAATCAAGTGAGATTATCTATGAATGAAAGTTTAGAAAAAGCATTCCAAACAGCAAATTTTATGGCTTCGTTGACAGGTCAACGAAAGCTAGCCCTTGAAGAATTTAACCAATCACTGATACATTACCAAAGTGGTGCTAGTTTTACTATCACTAGAGAGTTAATTTCTTTTGTAAAACTATTATTAGATTCTGAATATACAGAAGATGTTGTCCTGATTGATGACAACAACATGCCTGTACAGATTAAAGATGTACAGGAATTTTACGACAATATCCTTAACCAATATTTCCAAAGTTCTAATCAATATTTTTCAAAATATTCTGCACTAAAGAAACAACGTAAAGTTGAAGATCTAGTAAAGTATGACTAAAGGCTGTTTGATATTTGCCCAAAATAACAGTGAAGTTGACTATGTCAAACAGGCACTGTTTGCTGCCAAGCGAGTTAGGCAATACCTGGACATACCTGTTAGCATTGTAACAGACAGTCCTGATTATCTAAAAGAAATTGACACAGATCAAGTTTTTGATCAAGTTATTGATATATGGAAAGTAGTTGACTATAGAAATAGTCAAACACAGAATAGAAGTTTTTATGACGGTTCTCTAAAAAAGAAACTGCTCAAATGGAACAATTTTAGCAGAACTAGTGCATTTGATTTATCACCGTATGATGAAACGTTAGTCATTGATAGTGACTATGTTGTTTGTTCTGACAACTTAAAAAATATTTGGAATAACGTTAACGATTTTGCCATTTATAAAGATAGTTATGATCTATCAAGATGGCGTATGAAGTACGAGTACATTAATCAGTATTCTGTACCTTTTTATTGGGCTACAGTATTTTATTTTAAAAAAACACCATTGACTGAAGCATTTTTTACATTGATAACTCACATTCGAGAGAACTGGAATTATTATAGGTTGCTCTACTGTGTTGAATCAATGACCTACAGAAATGATTATGCCTTCAGCATAGCAATTAGTATTATGAATGGCGGATCAACCGATAATACTTTTGCATCCAGTTTGCCAGGGAAATTATATTATTCAATCGATAAAGATATCATTAACAGCATTAAAGGGGGTGAATGTCAGCTACTTGTAGAAAAAGAAAGTTTTCCTGGCGAATATATTATTTTAAAAACAGCAAATTTAGATGTTCATCTTATGAACAAATACAGTTTACAGAGAGTCATTTCGGAGAGTTGAATCGTGATTAAAAAAGTTATCTTATCTGCATTACTAATATTATCTTCTAGTGCATTTGCTAGAACTGAAACAATAAAAATTTATAGCCCATACAGTCCTGGTCACAGTGGAACACCGGCACTGTTAAAAATTATTGAACAAGCTAACACAGATCAGAATATCTATAAATTTGTAGTAGAATTTAAACCAGGCGGCAATCAAATTATTGCTGTAAAGAGTATAGATGAAAATAGTTTGGCTATTATTGCTCCTGCATTTGTTGAAAATGTAGAGTCTGGAAAATTAAACGAGCGTGACTATATACCTGTTTATGCGTTTGGTGATGCATGTTGGGCAGTGGTCACAAGCAAATCACTAACGGGGCAAAAAGAAATTGTAGTTGGCGGTGTAGGCTACGGCAATGCCGCACACTTAACAGCATTGGCGCTAGGTGAAAAATACAAATTTAATGTTAGATATATTGTTTTTAGAAGTAACAATGATGCATTAGTAAACATGGCTGGCGATAACGGTGTTGAATTTGTCATTGACAAATATGAAAGTTATGAATCTTTACGTACTAAAAATGCAAAAATGCAAATGGTTGCTGCCAGCTGTCCAGCAAGATTACCCCAAGAGCCAAAGATAAAAACTCTAAAAGAACAGGGAATTAATGCACCTTATATTTTTAATATTATTGTAGCCGGCAAAGACATGAGTGAAGGCCGTAGAAAAGCCATTGGCATAATTTTAGATAAGGCAACATTAACAGTTGGTAAAGAAGAAATTTTTAAATTATCAGCTCAACGTCCTCCTATATTTGATGGTGTGACAGCAGAACAGTTTTATTCAAATTCTATTTCTCTAGTACGCAATCTTCAATCTAAATATAGAAAACAAATTGAAGATGCAAAAACATCAAAATAAAATATGAAAGGTTTTTTAGTTCTAGCTCAAAATAGTGAAGGCATTGATTATGTCAGACAAGCCTATGCCTTGGCGTTGAGTCTAAAATCTAGTCAAAGTTCTTGCCTAGTAAGTTTAGTTACCAACGACCCTGTACCAGAAGAATACCAGTTAGTCTTTGACAAAATAATTCCTATTCCAGGCGAAGACCAAGCCGCTGATAGTGTATGGAAAGTTGAAAATCGTTGGAAGTTGTATCATATAACTCCATACGATGAAACTATTGTATTAGACAGTGACATGTTGGTACTAGAAGATTTTACACCAGTATGGGATCAATTAACAAATTATGATATTTTCTTTAACTCTACTATAAAAGATTTTAGAGGCAGACAGTTAAAAGACTTTGTAAATCGTAAAATGTTTAATGAGAATGAATTACCAAATGTATACTTTGGACTTCATTACTTTAAAAAGAATCGTCAGGCTCTTGATTTTTACAACGTGATGGCATTTGTAGTAGCTAATTGGGAAAGAGTGTATTTTGATATAGCTCCTAAAAGTAAACAGAACTGGTTAAGTATGGACGTGAGTGCAGCCATTGCGGCAAAGATTCTAGGCATAGATGATCGTGTAGTAAACAAAAATATCAACTGGTCTATAACACACATGAAGGCAAACATACAAAACATTAGTCCTATCCCATCTAGTTGGACTAAAGTATTAGACTGGCATGTTACAGATCTTGGACAACTATTTGTTTCTAATATACAACAGCATGGTGTTTTTCATTACATTGATAATGACTTTTTAACAGACCAGGTATTGTGCTCTTTAAAGGAAGCCGCAAGTGGAAGATGAAATTTTACATGAGGACGATGTCCTGTCGGAAGAAGCAATTATTTTTGCTCAAAGTCTAGGGACTATCGATAATACCTATCTAATTTATTTTGATAAATCTACAGGCGCAATACTGTCAATTACCAATGAAGAAAAAAAGGATCTTGATACATTTATTAAGATGCCATACGATGATGTAAAATTATTCTTAGAAGGAAAACAAAATTTTAACGATTTTAAAATTGTTTTTGAAAAAGATCAAATTACACTAGTTAGTGCCAAAGTAAGTTCAGATATTAATTTTAATTCGTTAATTCTAGTACCAGTGGGCGATAGAATTGATTGTTCTTTATCTATAGAAAATCATGTTGATGTTAAACACTGGGCATTTAAGATTCGAGATGATGTGAAAATTAGTCTTAAACAAAAAGTACTTGATGTCACTCTCGAATTTTATATTACCAAATATCAAAATAAGAACTATGTTTTTAGAACTATTTCTATGACGCTAGACGAACTTGTGAAAAAAGATAAAATTTTCATACCACATGAGTTTGATATAGAATCAGATAAAACACAAATTTCTATAGTTACTAAAAAGTTTTTTGATACTTACAATTTGAGAATACTAAATGAGTCAAAAGTTTAAAATAATTGACTTTGATATAATCTATCTTAGTTATGACGAACCAAACGCAGAAAAAAATTATGCAGACCTATTGAACAAGGTTCCTTGGGCTAAACGTGTCCACGGCGTAAAAGGTAGCGATAGTGCTCATAAAGAGTGTGCAAGGATTGCCGAAACAGACCGATTTGTTACTGTAGACGGTGATAATATTGTACGAGAAGATTTTTTTAATCAAGAAGTTGATTTCACTGCTCACAAAGATTATAGTCGTTGCGTAGTCAGCTGGTGCGGACATAATGTAATTAACGGTTTAATGTATGGCAACGGCGGTCTAAAATTATGGCCTCGAGAGTATGTACTGTCAATGAAAACTCACGAAAACGCACCCGCCGATGATCCTAATGCACAAGTAGATTTTTGTTGGGATGCTGAATACATTCAAATGAATAGTTGTTATAGTGATGTACACAATAATGCTACTGCCTATCAAGCATGGCGGGCTGGATTCCGTGAAGGCGTAAAAATGTCATTAGATAGAGGCGTTAGAGTTGATCATACAAATTTTAAAAAAGCAGTCCATTGGAAGAATCTACATAGGCTACTAATTTGGATGAATGTAGGATCTGATGTTAAAAATGGTTGGTGGGCAGTTCTTGGAGCTCGCCAAGGCTGTTATATGACTAATTGTACTGATTGGGACTATACCAATGTGCGCGATTTTGATTACCTTGGAAACTTGTATAAAGAAACAGTAGAGGGGACAATAACTAATGAAAACATCTTAGACTATGTTACGTATTTTGGTGATAGACTAAGCCCCCAACTAGATATACCGTTAAGTATTCTTGATGAAAGTGCCAGTCGTTTTTTTAAACATGTACATGCTGATCAAACTAGAATAACTTACAATCTTCTAGACAGAGAATAATGTACGACATAATTTTCATACATAACAAGCCGTGGCCGGCCCAACTATTAGAGGACGTCAAGGAAAGATTTCCCTTGGCAAAAATAACCTATGATTCTGATCCGTTTTCAATTGCAGTTAATTATGCCAAGTCTGTAAGAACTAAAATGTTTTGGATTATTCCTACTATACAGATTCTTGATTTTCAATTTTTAAACATTACACCTACATTTACGGATCGTATTGCTTACTTAGAAGATGTTAACGCGAATAGGAGTTATCTAGTACCTGCTAAGAAAAAAGTTGAATGGGATGATTTTGAAGCAGCCAAATATTTGATCGGTAATAGGTATACTAAATCATCTATCCTTTATGATGTATTTTTTATTAGCTACAACGAATCATATGCTGATACTAATTGGCTTGCACTTAAACAGCGTGTTCCAACTGCTAATAGGATAAACGGTGTAAAAGGAATTGCTGAAGCACATAGAAAAGCTGCCTTAGGTACAGCTACTAGATTCCTATGGGTTGTTGATGCGGATGCAGTTATTGATGAAAAATTTAAATTTACACACGAAGTTTCAAACGATCACTTTGACACGGTGCATATATGGAAAAGTTTTAATCCTGTAAACGGATTAGAGTACGGCTATGGCGGAATCAAGTTATTACCTAAGCATCTATTATTAGAACAGACACTGGGTGTAGATGTTACAACTAGCCTAAGTCACAACGTTAAAATTCTAAACGAAACTAGCAATACTACAGAATTTGCAACAACACCATTTGAAGCATGGAAGGGTGCATTTAGAGAGTGTGCTAAACTATCTAGTCAAATCATTCATAGACAAAACACCCAAGAAACAGAAGCAAGATTAAAGCAATGGCTAGAACCTACCGACCATATACTTGGTAAGTTTATTAATGATGGTGCAGTTCAGGGAGATCTATTTGGAAAAAAATGCAGAGATATAATCTCTGCACTGTCGTTGATTAACGATTTTGATTGGCTTAAAGCTCAGTTTGATGATAGAGTTGTAGCCATAGGAAACACTGAAGAAATAACTTGAGCACAGGCTTGAGCAATTTCTTGATGTTCTTTCTGTGTGCCGTTGGCACTACGTAGTTCTATGTAGTGTACCCAACTACGCAGAGTACCGTTCATGTATAATCGACTTTCTGTCAATCCTTCTGGTAAAACTGCGCGAGCCTGTTCTTTGGCAATGCCGTTATCAATAGCCCATTTG